ATGTACCAGCGTTTTCGCCAGTGACCATTAACTCTAGTTTGAGGTCTGTTGAATAAGTCGATGCCATTTATTCTCCTGTTTTTTTTATAAATAATATAATTAAGCCGCTAAGTCAACAGGAGTCCAATTGTTATTAACTCCAGTATTAACTTCTTGCCAGCTTGTAGTATTAGCAGATCCTTCACTAATATTCAACCTAGATCCAGTTACCGTAGTACTTCCGGATATTACAAAAGTCACTGTTCCTACGCTTAAATTAGCTCTACTTCCAGTAACATTGTATCCAGCAGCATAGGTAATCTGTCCTGGAGCTACGTTTAATCTACTGCCTGTTACATTTACAGCAGCTCCTGCAAATTCATCTGTATTACCTACAGATACATTAACCTGAGATCCTGTAACATTAGCTATTTGTTGAGTACCTCCAATAACTTGACCTACCACAGTATTTAAACGACTTCCCGTAACCGGTGCAGTTACGTTAACTACAACTACTTCTTCTCCTATTAGTACGTTTAAACGTCCGGCAGTAGTTACTGCAAACGAAACATCAGTTCTTGGTGTAACACCATTAATTGATATTGCTAATTGTGCATTGTCTTCTAAATTTAAAGTTATGTTTCCATCAATTTGAATATCTTCTGCTCCAATTCTTGAAACTAATTGAGTTCCTGTCACATTGGCAGATGCGTCTTGGTCACCGCCCCAAGGAACTGTGCCCCAAGTATAAACTCCCCAACCTGCTCTTATTTCACCTTCAGCAATTACATTTCCTTCTGAAACATTTAATCTTCCTGCAGTAGTTACTGAAACAGACACATCAGCAGTGGCTACTTCATTTCCAATTAAAACATTAATTCTGGAACCAGTAATATCTATATTTGCTGTTCCTGTAGTAGTTACATTATTTATAGTTGTATTTAATTGTTGTCCTGTAACATCTACATTAGCGTTGGCTACTGTAGTCTCATTACCAATACTTACATTTAATTGAAATCCAGTTATTACTGCAATGTCTCCGACAATACCCCATGTATATTGTCCCCATTCATTAGATCCCCAACCAGAACTAAATATAAGTTCTGCAGATCCTTGTGATAAAGGAAGTGAAAAGCCTTCTCCACCAAATGTATTATTTCCGAAATTACTTTCGCCAAAGGCGATAAGGCCAGGTGACGATACTGTAACTGTAATATCTGCCACCTTGGCCTCCTATGAATTATGCGTTACCGATTCTTAATATTGCAGCAGAAGTTGTGTATGCAGGGAACTGGATAGTAAATGTTCCAGCAGTTGCAGTTTTAGTTCCGCCAAAGTCTAATACACATACAGCTTTGTTTGATGCTGACGTGTTATAAATTAAAGCACCTCTTGCAGATAATGTTACACCTGTCCAAGATACGTTTGCAAAATTCGTAATTGCAACAGCAGAAGCTAAAGATGTTCCACTGTTAACAAGTGCTTTACCACCCGCAGTATAACCAGATGAAGATACTTGTCCACCTGTTGTATAAGATGTAGTTGATGCACCTAATGTTGCAGCAGTTGTGTACATTGATATTTTAAATTTATTTCCAGTACCTGCAGTTGTTCCGAAATTGTGCGTTGCTTGTAATATTTCTCTTTTAAAAGAATTAGCAATTGCATTTGTTGTTATAGCCATTATAGTCTCCTTAAATTATTATGGTGACGGAGAATCAATTTTAATTCTTGGAACTCCATCATCGTATTCAGCTCTGCGTCTTCTACCCATTTGTTGAAGAGCAAAATTCTGAACTTCTATATCATACTTGCCTTTGTACAAATTGTATATATCCATAGGTCCTTTTAAGTATGAAAAAGCTTCTGTTAATACTCCGTAAAGCATTAAATTTTCAGCATAAGTTGACAAATATGTGTTATTCGTAGCAGTAAATTGAGGTGGTTCTTTAATATATTCTAATTGAACTGGATATGCTTGAGCAGGTGTCGGTGCGACAAGAATAGTTAAATCATCCCAGTTACCCCAGTATTTTGGAACTCCTGTTGCATTAGATCCGTTATATTCTCTTATAAAAGTTTGATCTCTTTTATCTAAATAAGAAACTGTGCCGCTTGCTAAAGTACCTACTTCAGCTACAAATAAAGATCTAACTATTATACAATCCGCAGGTAAACTTAAATATTTATTATTAGCAGTAAATACTGAAGTAGAATATTTTCTCAAATCATCGTAATCAACTTTATTAGCAAGATCTATTTCAACATTTCTAATAAATCCTTGAATGATACTATCCGTTAATACATTACTATCAACTTCAGTATAATCTCTTACTTGTATTAAAAAATTCGGATACGATATAGACATTAACTTATCTCCACTGTTACTCTACCCAACGATATTAACGTATATCTTCCTTTAGCTTGTTGATCTGGATCTGCAGGTATCATCCCAGTAGCTATAAATGCAAAATCTCCAGGTAACTCTAATAAAGCAGTTGCCATTCCACTTCCACCAGAATCTGCGTATAATCTACTATTTAAAGTTGATCCTATTGTAAGTTTTGGTGTTTGAAAATCTTGATTTCTATTATTTAATAAAGCTTGAGGATCTGCCCCGTAAACTTTAGGATCTAATTGTGGATGTTTTGGTTCGTACTCTGAAATATGAACTATGGATCCTTGCCATTCCATAACCATTTCTTGATAAGGAAAAGACTGACCTGAACGGTCAGATTTTGTCATTGATCTTTTACCACTAGCAAATCTTCCCATTAGAATGACCCCGATGGATAATAGTTAGCAGGCGATATAAATAAAGATGTGGCAGCAGAATCTTCTATTAGAGCTCTTTGCAGTTCATCTTCGTATAACATTTTTAATTGTTCTGTTTTTTCAGGTGCTTTTGCTTGTGAAATATAAAAAGCAAGTCCAGATATCAAACATGGTAAAAATCTAAATGGAACATCTGGTGTATTAGAATATGCTCCTGTGTCTTCGATTCTTTGAATTGTATAATATTTTAAATATGTGTAGGTATTTAAATCTGGTGTTTGATATAATGTAATAGTAGGTGTTATTTGTCTATCAACATAGTATTGAGAAGGAGTTCCAGTTTGTCCTTTATTAGGAAGTCCAGCATATGTTGATCTATCTATCTTTGATAAAGATACATCTTGTGTTGACGTAGTGTTGCTTGAACTAGATGAAATATACGCTTCTAAAACATCGTTTGTTGTTGTCGGGGTAGTATAAGTTGCTGTTCCTTGAGTTAATGCCTGAACAGTTAATTCAACTTTCCAAAGATGTACTCCTCTATTGCCCCATTCAGAAAAAATTAAATTAAGTAATACTCTAGCTCTTTTTAAATCATATCCAGAATTGACAGCAAGACCACATCGTTGGTACGCTTCTTCGACCATTTCTTCAATGGTCATATTAAACGATGTAGTACCTGATGTAGTCATTTAGAATATACCTTTAAAATTCTTTCCCTTTATCGCTGCTCCGTAACCTCTAACCATTCCACCTTTTTTAAGTTTTTTTACCATTTTACCAGATTTGGTTTCTTCATATCCTTTTTCTTCCATAGCATATTCTTTAGCTTCTTCAGCTTTAGATTCCATGCCTTCGTGTTCTTCAGACATATCTTTTGCTTTTTTCTTTACAGCTCCGCCTTTTTTAAAAGAACCTTCAGTTGCTGTTAAATTCTTTCCTGCGTATTGTAATAAATCAGAAGCTTTTTTAGGTGTAATTTTTTCATCATATACAGCATCCATTAAAGTTCCTAAATAATCGTCCATTTCTTTATTTTTAGAACCGTATTCATCATCATCATAATCCATATTAGATTTACTTTTAGAACTATCAGTTACTCCACCTTCTGAAAATTCAAAATAATTTTGACCTGTTTTTTTCTTAACTTGTTCGTTTCTAGCTTTAATTTTTTCATCTATAAAAATTTTAGCTGCTCCTTTAGTAGTATTTTCTTTTATAACTTGAGTAGGAGTCTTTTCTTCTTTTTCATTAATTATTCCACCCTCTTTTACTTCAAGACCATATTTTCTATTTTGAAAATCTTCGTAATCTAATTCTTCATTCATTTTATCTCTTTCATTACGAAAGTTAAAATAATCTTCTTCAGCCATTTTTCTTTCTTTTTTAAATTGGCTATAATCTTTTACTTTTTGCCTTAATTGTTTTAGCTTGTCTGACATAATTTTTCCTTACGAGTGTATAATTTTTTAGATTTTACCACTCTAGGACGAAATAGTCTAGAACCTAGCTTTTTTGCGATTGGATTTCTTTGATTTTTTGCCATAAGCAAGCATAGCTCTAGAAGGTCGAGCTCCTCTTAATTTGCCATCTATTTGTTGTGGCATTGATGATCTTCCAATTGGCATATTATTCTAACACTGTATAAACAACTCTACCATTAAGTTTCTCAGCTTTCAAGAACTGCTTTCTATTTCCTGAAGCATTAAAACTACAATGCACCCAACCTGAATTAGGTTCGTTTTCATTCCAAAATTCAAGAATACATTGATCGTAGTCTAAGTTTTTAACTACAAAATCTGCTAAATCTTTATTAGCAACACCGAAGATCTCAAAATCTGCGGCCTGACCTTTCGTGTGTTGGCTTTTGTTTGATGAACCTATGGCTTCACAAAGTGCTGCAGATCTATAACCAGAACTAACAGATAGTGGCATTCCATAAAAATCTCTAATAGGTTGTAATACATTTTCACATAACAACTTTAAGTTTAAAATATGCTCTTCATTTGGGGTATTATCAATCCCTAGCCTCGTAGCTTCTTGAGACTTTGTTAATTCATTCAATGTAAAACTTTTACTTAGATTCATTTTTATACCAACATATTAAAACAAAACGTTTTCCAGATATTAATTCAGTAACCTTATGTTTTCTAAAAGATTCAAATTCAACATATTTACCAGTTTCTGGTTTTATTTCAACATCTTCTACGATTGTTCTTCCTCCTTCATAACCCTCATTCAAATAAGTAATTGTTGTAATATCATAATAAATTGTATCATCGTGCCAACCATGTGATTCACCAATTGGCCAAAAAACTATTTGTATGCAATTTATTTTTATATCTTCTCTTTCATATTTTTTAATTACATCAACAAATAACTTTTCTTTTGGCCAGTGATCTAAATTTATTAAGTATCTTTTTTCATAACGTATAAAATTTTCATTTAAAGATATAAATTTTTTTATTAAATTTTGACATTCTTCTAATGATAAAAAATTATTTTTTACTTTCATTTCTTAAATTCCTTATAACCTCAATTACATGTTTTTCATACTGTTTATTTGTAGAAAAATTATCTAAAGTTTTAGCTAATGCTATAGGGTCTCTATTTACCGTTATTTCTCTAACCCTTCTAAATTCTGCATATGCTCTTTTAGTGTTTAATATTTCTATATAATATTTAACTGATTCACATTTACTTTTAAATGTCCTTACTCGCCAATCAATAGAATCTGGTTGTTTATACGGTAACATACCTTCTTTTGACCATACTCTTATACCAAATAAATTATGTCCCTCGCGCGCGAACCTAGATCTTCCATAATCGCTTTCAACTATAGCTTGAGCTATTATTAGTTCTGTGTTTACTCTTTGTCTTCTGGGAATGTCGAAATTTAAATAATTAATGCACTGGGTAAGGGAGGAGATGAATTCTTTGTCGTTTGAGT